CCTTTGCGGTTGCGTACCGCGTAAAGTAATTGGCCGCGCGATTCTGCGGCACCGCCGATCGCTCATAGATCAGGATATGATCGTATACACCGTTATTCGGCTGATCGTCCGTATGAATGAAGCCAGGCGACATCTGATAGCCGCTATCGCTCAGCTTCTGGCCCAGGCTTGCCATGGCCTTGTTGCGAAATGTGCCGCCCTCGATCAGGAACCGATCACCTGGGCCCCCTTGCGCTTGAAAGTCGCATTCGCCCATGACTAACCCCGGCACATGCCAGAACAGCAGCGGGCCGCGCTCTTTGGTCTTATCCCCGAGCGCAACCGCTTCTTTGATCGCGTTCCGGCTGATGATCTCGCGATCCTTGTCTTCATACGCCGTCGTTGTGATCGCGATCCAGCGATCGTTGCCTTCCCAGTCTTTATAGGTTGTAAACAGCCGATCGGAGTCCTTTTGCCGCAGGCCCAGGTCGATCGCGTCTTCGGTCGAGGCGCGCATCGCATCATGCGGCGCGATCCGATCATGGAACAGCGCGAACGTCAGATCCTTCGGGCTCACATCGCTATAGTTTTTGCGCTTGCGCACTGGTGGTAACGGTGTCATCCGAACATCCCCGCTTGCTCGTCGATCGGCGGCACCTTCGTACCGCCCAGCAACTGATCGTACAATTCGGCCCGCGTCAGTCGACCGCTGTCGCCGAATAGGCTCGACTGCCCAGGCTGGGGCTGCCCCTCGACGATCCGCGCGTAGCGCTGAAGCAACGACCGGACTTCGGTTGGCTTGCGCGCGATGGTATCAAGATGAACCAACAGCCGCTCTTGATCCGCGTTGAGCTCGCGATCGAACATGCTCGACTGCCCGAGGTACTTTGCGACAACCTGATGCGCTGGCGTGTTGGCAGTCAGGCTCGGGTTGTCTTTGATCCGCGCGTATACGTCGACGGTTTTAGCGAAGTCTTCACTGATGTCGAGGTGCGGATCGCGCATGCCCGAGCGCGTCAACGCCGTTGCTCGACTGAAGTCAGGCAGCCCGCCGCTGATCCCGTTCTGGACTGTCTTAATATCCGGGTCGAGGCTTTCGAGCATTGATTCGGCCATGCGCTCGCCTGCTGCGCCTGGGAAGGCCTTGGTATAGATCGCCGCCTTTGCGCGATAGAGCCCCATCTGATTCAATTCGCCATGGCGCGTCAGCAGGTTGGCGCGTTCGTTATCCGGCACCGTCGCAAGAAAGTCGTCAATAAATGGCTTATTCTGCTTATCGCGGAGGGCGCGATCAATGTCGCCGGATTCGGATACGTGCAGCTTCAGCATATGCTGATTACTGATCTGCCCGGCGTCAACTTTGGCCTGCTCTAATGGCGACATGCGCAGTGTGCCGCTGCTGTTGGCTTCCCTAGCGAACGCTGCCGCGTCGTGATCGCCTTGAAGCCTGCGCACTAGCACCGGGTTTTGCATCTTGTCGACTGCCGCCGGGTCGATCCCAGCCGCTTTGGCTTCAGCCTTGATCGCATCTTTGTACGCCGCATACTTATCCGGATGCATCTCGGCCGCGCGCTGTAGTGCTAAGGTGCGCCCGTTGCCAGATAGTACATTGCCGTTCTTGTCAATGATCGGCGTCCCGGCGTCGATCCGATGAAAGTCGGTTGTCATTACCTCAGGGTTCATGTTCTGGGCAACGTTGGCGATCTGGGCCTGACTGGACTCCCTCGACCGATCGCGCGGCTGTAGACTGGCATCATACTTTGGGTTGATCCCGCCGTTGGCGGTATTGCTAGCCTGAATACTGCCCATGTCGACGAGCTCATGGCGCATCGTGTAGGACTGATTCGGGTCGTTGCCGTACGCCTTCGTTGTTTCGCCGACGGTTTGCCCAGCCGCTGGGCCTGCGGGCTTCGGCGCCGCCTTGCGCTCACTTTCGCCCGGCGTATGTTTCGTTCCCGCGAATCCTGCTTGCGGCACCCGCTTACCTTCGGCGTTCTTATTCCAAAGCGTTGCCTGTTGGCCGCCGCCGCCGCCCTTGCCCGCGCTTGTGCGACTGCCACCCGCTCGACCCCCGCCGCCCCCACTGCCGCCGCCGCCCATGTTCGCAAACATGGCACGCTGCTGTGCGGTCTGTTCCTTGCGGCGCGCAAGATACGATTGAGATTCTTTCTTCTTCTTCGGCTCAGGCTGATCGAATACGCGCCGCATAACATCAGCGTCGAGGAAGTCACCATGAGCTAAACTGTACTGCCCCATGGTGCTATCTATCTTCAGGATCTTATTTTTGCGATAATAGTCGAGTATCTTATGAGATTCGGCTTCACTGAATCCCTTGTCACGTACCGTACTCAGGAAGCTATTTTCTGCATTCGTGATGCGCTGTGCGATCGGTCGAGCGCCTTGCCGGATCGCCGCGCTATCCGCTGCCGATGGAGTTGACTGAGCTCGATCGGCGCCAGTCATCAGTTTGTCGTTGTTCTTTGGCGTTGGCGGTTTCTTTGGCGTCGAGATCCCGCCCGATCCGCGCGTTGCCGCCGCCGCCGCTTGTGGCGTGCGCTTGCCGCTGGGGCCTTTGGGCCATAGCTCAGATCCGCCGCCGCTCGATCCCCCACTGCCACCCGATCCGCCGCCGCCCATGTTTGCAAACATGGCGCGCTCCGAGTCGGTTTGCGCCTTCTTTGTGGCGTTGAGTCCGGCCGCAGTCAGCACCGGCATGCCGTCGCGATCGATCTTTGCGAGCCCGTTGCGGATCAGCGTGCGCAACTGATCCATGGTCATCTCGCCACCTTCGCTCATGGTCGTTGCGGCGTCGATCAGTTCTTGCGCGATCTTCGGTTTCTCGGGCTCGACCTTTGCAGGCGCTTCGGGCTTCTTGCCGGGGCTGATGCTCGTCGAGCCTGCCCCGCCGCCGCCGCCGCCGCCCCCACCCGATGCACCCGCGCGCCCGGCCCGTCGCTGTGCGAGCTTCCCAGGGGCCCCCTGGGCCGTTTCTGCGGGCCCACCCGATCCGCCCTTGCCGGGCTTTGCGCTTGCGCGCTCTTCGTCACGTTTCTTCTTTGCGGCTTCCCGCTCAGCCTGGGCCGCCAGCTTCTTTGCAGCTGCTGCCGTGCGTGCTACTTCCTGCTCGCCACGTTTGGCAACCTGATCGCGCGCTCGACTGGCGGCATCCTTCGCGCCCTGCACATCGCCACGCTTGGCAGCGTTAAGTAATACGTTGGCCTGTTCCGACTTGCGCGGCGTGCCATCGGCCCCAATCTCTAACAGTCCCTCTTTTGCAAGAAAGTCAATATCTTCGGGCCTGAGCGGCTTGCCCTGAGCGAATTGATTCAGGTTTGCGAGGTGATCGCCCAAGTCGGTTTCGTCGCCGACCTTCGTCATGTTCTGAGCCTGCTGCTTTGTGAGCTCTGCCGCGCGCTCGTCGGCGTGCTGCTGCCGCTCTGCCGCGCGTTGCTCGTCAGTCTTTGGCGGCTTCTTTGGTTTGGCCCCAGCCCCGCCGCCTCGACCCTTCGGGCCTTTTTTCGGTTTCGCCTTTGCGCCGTCGCAGGGCCCGTACTTGCCGTGCACGTTGCACAGGTTGCCGCGAATGCGCCGCACGCCGGGCGATAGCAATTCGCCCGGTTGCCCAGCCCCAGCCGCTGGGGCCGCAGCAGCAGGCGCTGGGGCTGTCGGCTTCTTTGCAGGTGCACCAACCGGCGTATCACTCGACACAGCCTTCTCGACCTGCATACAGCCGCAGTCGCAGTCTTTGATCTTCTTGTTCTTACGTCGGTTGGAGACTCGGCCAACGCCAGGCTGATTAAACAGCGCGTTGTTGCCGGTTGGGGGGATGGCCATGCCCGAGGTGCCGGAGTCTTTCTTTTCTGGGAGCGCATCAAAGTCAGTCAACTTATCCCAGCGCTTCGCAAAGGGTTGACGTGTGGCATGGGCCCAGCGTTGTTGACGACGCGACGCAAACGGCATGGGGTGATCCGCTTATACTTTCGCAGTATATCTATAATAATAGCTTATATGTCAAGCGAGCTCTTTACTAATCTGCCGTTGAATAAGTTGCGCAACCCTACTCCGCCATTTCTTTGCAATGATCGTCGACCATCCTCGGGGCTTCGTCCCAGGATGATGGACGAATCGACGGAAGATGATCGCGCCCGATGCGCCGCCGCTCTGACTGCCGATGAAGCCGGGTCGCGTCTTTGCGCTGTAGCCGCCTTGAAAACGGAGCATCTTTGCGTTGCGCGGGTAGATGTCGTGCGCCCGCGTTCCGGCGTTGAGCATCAGCCAGATCTCATCCTTTGTGCCTACCAGTCGTCCATCCTTCTGGGCCTTGACCGTATAGGTTGGCTGATGATCCCATGTCGAGCTCGTCGACTCGAAGTCGATCAGGGCCCCGGCCGCCGCATCGTCGAGCCCGCGATCGATCGCCTGCTGCATGCGACGCGGGTCGAGCCGATTACGCTTCGGTATGATCGGCTTAATCTTGATCACCGGTAGCACCGCCGGATCTTCTTGCGCATCATGCGGCCATGGCCATGCTCGACGGGCCATACCGATCGACAGAAGCTGTCGACGACCGGCTGAAGCGCCGCGCGTAACACTTGCGCGATCTCGTCGTTGGCCCAGGCGACATACTCAATCAGTTCTTCGTTTGTCATTAGTAAATCACCTTTGGATCGAATGCCGGTGCTTTGCCCTCGTCAGTTATCCGGCCGTGCAACTGCCGCGCAATATTCTGGGCTAGCGTCAGCGCCGGATACGGATCGGCGCCGCTGGGCCCGGGCTGCTCATGCATCATGGCGTTGAGCGTGTCGATCACGGCGTCAGCATCCTGGGCCTTCGTAACCCACTCGACGCCGTTATAGCTTGCGGTGATCCCGCCGACGTCCATTGTAATCATGGCGTTCTCAGCACATCGTACATGAACATGAAGTAATCCGGATCGTCTTTGGCCAGCTTCAGCGGATCGCTATAGAAGTATTCCAGCCCCATGCTAATGATCTCAGTCGAGCCATCGTCGTACCGCTTGCCCATGTAGGCAGAGATAAACCGATCCGCTGCTGCCGTTTCGCTCTCATGATAGTTCTTGTTGTTGGTGATCTCTGCCAGCGGTCGAGGCGTCTCGCCGGCCGTGCGACGGTCTAAGAATGCGTTGGCCCGCGCTTTTACTTCTGGGTTTCTGAATTCGATATGATGCCCAACCTCATGAACAATCGTGCGGTTGCCTGATATCGTTTCGTGTAACCCAATGTCGCCGCTATCGAATCGCCCCTTAACAAATGGATTCTCTCCCGGCCGGTCGACCGCATAGGCACGCGGATCTTTTACCTGACGAAAGTTGATCGTCTTTCCATTGAGCCCAGTTGTACTAGTAAACTTCATCGCGTCAGCGGTTGCTAACTCGATTTCTCTCTGCCGATCGCTCGACGTGTTTCCGCTGAAGTCTAGTTTAACACTGCCGGGCTTGTCAACCATGAGTATGTTACGGCGTACCGTGTCATCCTGCTTCAGAATCTGATCGAGCAACTGTTTACTGTCGCCTTCGTTCTTCTTAATCTGCCGGTCGACCTTTGCGATATCTTTCTGTAATGACTTGGCAAGCACATCATCGCCCGCCGCTATCGCATCATTGCGCTGCCGCGCAAGATCTTCCCGCCGCAAAAAGTGATCATACCGATCACTGTCTAACGCGCGGCGCTTCTCTCGCAGTCCTTCGTTGATCTTCGCCGCCGTATTCTCCGCGTCGATCACTTTCGCATGCGCGTCTTTGGCTTCTTGACTATGGCCCGCCTGCCGCTGGGCCTGGGCTATCTTCGGATCCGCTCGACCTCTGACAGTCGGCGTTACGACTGGGGCTCGGCTGATCGCATCGTTCACATGCGCGTGCAGGTGGGCCGGCACCCGGCCGAGGTATGTATCCTGAGCGTCAGCCAGGCGCTGTAGCTCGGCCGTCGTCGACCGACGTTGCGCCGGGCTCATGTGCCCTGCCTGCTGCTTGGTGATATTCTCGATCCGCTGAGCCCGCGCTAGATAGTCGCTTGCCGCATGCGCCGCGATCCTGCTATCCTGAATGCTCGCCCCGCCGGCCCGCGACGCGCTATAGGCGGCGCGGCTTGCGACGCGCCGCCCCGTACGCCGCCCATGGGTCGACTGATCGTGATGGCCATGCTTCAGCGTTGTTTGTTCATCGCCCCAGCTGTCGATCTCCGAGTCGTCCCAACCGTCAAAGTCTTTCTCTGTAAAATTCTGTCGCTTTACTGGATAGGTGCCGACGAGCGCGGGGCATTCGTCGCAGTGATCCTCAGTCCCGCCCATCTCGCGAGTCAATTCGCCGGTGCCGTCGTTGTTGTCGCGTACTGATATCCGGCACTTGCAGTTCGTAATGCAGGTCTGGTTGCCCGGCAGTAACTCGGGTGGTATAATCCAGTCCCCCCAGCGCTGGCTATAGTACGTTTGCCTGACAGCCCCAGCGTAAAGGCCAGCCCGAGCTGCGATCTGGGCTTCGCTCAGCCCCTCGGCCGCCGCTACGAAGTTTGCGAGGTATTGTCGCTGCACACGTACTAACTGATCGATGTCTTTGCGCTCTGCCCTCGACAGCCCCCGAAACAGCCCCGGGTCGAGTTTAACCCCAGCTCGATCGGCTGTCGCTGCCAGCGCGGCCGCCGTATGGCCCCGCGCAATGATCGCGTCCATCTGTTTGGCCCAGCCGGGCCTGCTGAAGTCCAGCGCCTGAATCGCGTCGAGTGTCAAGGCGTGCAAATTAGTCGGCGTGTCAGCCATCGCCGCGTGCCTTGCGGGCCCAGTCGAGCGCCGCGCGCCATTCCTGATTAATTAGGTCTGGGGTTGTGTCGACATCTTTAACGACGCCAAACGGCTGATCACAGAACGAACAATACAGCGCGTTGGCAGGGCTGTGATCGCCGCACGCCTTGCACTCTTTCATCGTGTATTCTTTGGCGACTGGGGCTGCCCCCTGGGGCTGTTGGCCGGCTGCTTGCGGCGTGTTGCTCGGCAACGGCGTTGTGACTGGCTGTCTAGCCTGGGCCTCGCCGCTGATCAGCTTCTCGTTATCGTTCACGTTGCCCGCTTCGGTTGCGTCAGCAGGCAAGAAGGCTTCGTCGAGATCCCCGGCGTCCACTGCCGCGTTGAGCATCTGCATCGGACTGATCGCCCCGGCGTCAACATAGACCTTCAGCTTGTCGGCTCGGGCCTTCTCTGCCTGGGCCTTCATTGTCTGATCACGCCAGTCTTCCGAGTCGCCCATGAAAAACACGGTCGAGCCCGGCAACGTCGTGTGGGTTAGGGCTAGCTCCCAGTTCTTATCGAAGCCGGCCATGCCCTGCCCTTTGATCCCTTCGTCGCGCACCTGGGCCGCAAGCCCAGTGTTGAGCCCAGCCGGGGCCGGGTCGAACTCCTCGACGTTCATACCGATCGAGTGAGCATAGCGCCGGTACGCATCGGTGCGCTCTTCCTTGACATCGAAGCCGTCAGGTACTTCAGCCAGCGGGATCGTGACGACCGTCGGCGTCGCCGCCATCTCGATCATTGGAACGATGGTCGAGCCCTTATACAATACAAAGCCCCGTTGATCTCTGGCATCGTCCGAGCTGTTGAGTGCGTCGCGTAACATCTTGTCGGATACGCCGTTCACAAGATGAATAGCCAGGTTGCGCGTGCCGGTGATCTTCTCTCTAAAATAGACCTCGACCGCTGCTAGCTTCAGGATGGTTGCCCAGGAACGCGACGCCGCACACATACCATAGCCGCGCATCTCGACTCGAGGCGATGGCATATCGGTGATCCGGATCACGTCTTCAGCGTCGAGCAAGTGATAGCCGCCATAGTATGACCAATACACGATCGGCTTCTGGGGATCGCCGGTCGGATAGCACCGAAGCGCGTCGAGGTGAAATAGCCCAACGATCTTACTGCCCCGCGCGCCGCTCGACCGGGCCTTCTCAACGACCATGCCCATGTCAGTCAGCAGGTAGTCTTGCAGGCCCCGCTGCAGCCCGCTGGCATAGCTGCCATCGTATCCCAGGATCAGTTGCTGGGCCGCCTTGATGCGCCGCGCGCTATCGTCGGAGTCCTCGATCCTGAAGCCCTGGGCAACCTTCTTAGAGATGGCCTTGAAGATGGAGTCGGCCCACATATTTTCAAACTGGGGTGTTTGGGAGAGCAGCCGATCGCGCCCGATCGAGCCTTGCGGGGGCAGAGAGAATTGACCATACTGCGCGATGCCGGGTATACCGCTGAGCAGTCCTACCGGCCCCATCAGAATGGTGAACGGTGCCGCCGCCGTCGCTGGGATCGCATCCTGCCGAGTGACGGATCGCTTGCGGGCCGCCTCGACATCAGCGGTCGACATCATATCGCTCATAGCTTATCCCGATACGCGACAACCCACATCACAACCGCATACACGACGAGCAACATGAGGATCGCAGCTTCAAGCGCATTCATGGCTTGCCCCAGACCGTAGAAAGGTAGCATAACAGCGTAACAACAACCGCTGCACTGAGCGCAGCCCATGCGAGCATGTTCATACGTCGTACCTCTGGGCCCAGACGCCGTACCGCAAGGCGTCGAGCGAATGATCGAACGCCTTAACGATCTTGCCGTTGGCGTCGCGCCGATAGCTTGCCATTTCAGCGCGTAGATTCTTACAGCGCGGATGCACCTTGACCCGCCGCCGGCCGTTGGCATCGGCCGCGATAGCGCGGCGTAGCTCCTTGATTGACTCCTCGACATCCGGCGGGCTATTGCGGGTATAGATCGCCTCGACGTGCAAACGACCCTTTAATTCGGCCGCCGACTTGTCGACAACCGCATAGTCAGGGTTGGGATAGGGCAGGCCCAGAATGATCTGTATATGATCGTTGCTCAGCACGCCTGCCCGGTCATCTTCATAGAAGATATTGATCGAGCCGTCGTGTCGCAACTGGGCCAGCAGGAACACGCGCGGATGACTGTCAGCCGACCAATAGCCGGTTGCCGGATCGCGCTTGCCAACGTAGCCATCGTCGACGAACCATAGCACGCTGCCGCCGCCCTCGACATACTCAGCGGCCTCTGTTACGTTGTCGCTATCGCTCCAAACGTCGAAGATGATCCCAGTTGCCTGTACCCACTCGCCGCGATTCAGTCGAGCATCCTCAACGCCGGTAAGGGTTCGCATGGTGGCATCGTAATCGGCCGGGTTGTGCCGGTTGTCGAGCCGGCCCGAGTAGTACACATGCGCCTCGCCGCCGACGATCAGCCGATTGTATATCCAGTGGGTTGGCGCGTCTGGGTTGCAACTGTACAGGATCTGCCGCCATCGTGCCGCACGGCCGCGCATACGGGCGCGTAGGGCATTGTGATCCGCTTCCTCTAGTTCGGTCGCTTCCTCTCCCCAGATGATATCTACGCCGCCCCTGGGTCCGATGGACTTCAGCCGCTCGCGTTGCTCTTTGTCCTCCAGCCCCATGTAGGCCAGGATCGAGCCGTTGGAGTAGCGAAAGAAGTCCTTCGACTCATACTGCCGCACCCTGGGATCGTCGCCGATCACCGTCTCATTCAGGAAGAGCAGCGAGCCCTTTGTGAGACTGACGCGAGTCTTGCGCACAAGCAGGGCAAACGCGCCCGGATACTTCAAGCAATAGCCGTGCAGCTTCTCAGCCCCGAGGCGTGATTTGCCGCCGCCGGCACTGCCAGTCAACAGCAGCAGACCCGACTTGTCGCGCCATGGCTCGACCTGCCACGGCAGCGGATCAAACAGCGTCGCCGGGTTGTGCCGGATCGTCGTCTGGGGCTTCGTCCCAGTCATCAGGGCTGACAATGGTATACCCCTTGCGCACTTCAATGCCGCCCGAATGCTCGACAAACTCTTTCGGCTTGCCGTACTTGCGATCCCACAGCCAGGTTGACGCCTTGATCGAACTGTCGGCCGCCTGCACACCCTTGCGTTTGGCGTTGGCGATCATGTTCTCGACAATGGCGCGCTCGGCTGCCTCATCGAAGAGCTCAAGCAGCACCGATCGGGTTGCGTCTTCGACTGGCTTCGGCGGCCGGCCGCCCATTGGGGGATGGCCTTTTTCAAATGGCATAGTTAACTATTGAATCTACGGCAGATTGAGCAACGGGCCGGCGATGATGACGACGGCATGGTCAATTAAGTGCACCGTCAATGTTCGGATTTGTAGTACACCGCACAACTGTCTGCCAATCGCCACGGTTGGCAGCATCAAAGATCTCACGACCAAACGATGTTAGGCGATACATGCCAACCCACTCAACAAGCGGCGGGCCTTCGTCATTCGACGCCAACCACGCCGCGTCATCCAATCGCATGCGCATGTCGCCATCGCCTAGTTGCAGCAGCGTGCGGTATGCGCATGAACCAAGCCCTTCGTCTTCCCGCTCCATCGCATCATACACGGACTGGCGTTGTGCCGTCATCGTCACGTTTTCAAACCAATTCACTGTTTTTACTCCGCATACTCACGCTTGAATCTCCATGCGATCTCTGGCGCTTCCGCGATAATCAGTGGATGCTCAGTCACGGTAGGTTGAGCAACGGGCCGGCGATGATCACGACGGCAAGCCCAACGCCAAACAGGAACATACACAGCCATTGCGGTAGCGCGAAATGGACGGCAATCCACCAGAGCAGAGTCGCAAGGGCTGCTGCAATGATGGCCAATAGAGTAGCAGGGCCGATTGTCATAGCATCACCTCAGTACAAAGAATATCCAATATAAGAACGCGCCAATCGCGTACCAGATGCCAACCCAGAGCCCGGCGCCGATCACAAGAGCAACCCAATGCTTCCATGTCATCGGCTCAGCCCCAGCACGAACGCCGCGATCACCAGCATGGCCGCAACTTCAAGGCTGATCCGAATCCACTGCCAGCGCCGGATCTGTTCCTGCCCGGCGACGATCGTTTCGATCTTTGCGTCGATCAGCGACTGACGCAGCGTGCGGTTACCATCGTCGATATCAAAACGGAGCGTCAGCGCAAGCACCTCATGGTTCAGCAAGTTAATTGCGCGATTAACCGTATCACGATAGATCCGCCATTCGGTTCCCATGTCCCCGAGCGCCTTCAGCACCGCTTGATAAGACTCGTCGTCAGGCATTACAGCGGCGTCAGCCCGGCCATGTCGACAAACCCAATGCCGGCCGGCACCCCGTCGAGCTCAGATACATGGCCATTACTGGGATCGTCGATCTTGATATGTTGCCCAGGCGTCAGATAGCCCCAGAGTAGCCCGGTATGATCGGCGCGCTCATAGACGGGCAGGCCCATCACCTGATACGGTTTGGCCGGGGGCCTGAGCACCGTGTCGCGCCATGCAATAAAGTCAGCGTGTGGCCAGTCGGTAGGGTCGACCTTGCGCTGATACGGACCCGGCAGCGCGACTTGCCCATGCGTGTCGACCTGGGCCCCGAGGATCGCATAGCTTCGACAGAGCTCTTGCAGCAGCCAGGCTAGCGCGTCTTTCTGGACGGTTGGCCAATTTTCGCCCCGCGCATGAAGACACTCGATCCCGATGCTGTTGACGTTCACGTACGTCGACTCGGCGTCGCCGGAATGCCAGGCGCTGTACTTCTGGGGATCGAGGAACTGAATGATCTCAGCCTGTCGACCGATCAAGTAGTGGGCACTGATCGCCGACGACGTATAGATGTAGCTGGCAGCTGACGAGAGCGATTGACCAACGGCGCCCTCAGTCGAGTGCACGACGATCGAGATCG